ACCTTAGAAGATGCTCAAGAATACTTGTTAAGATTTACTCAAAGATTAGAGAAGTTGCGGATCGTAGAGTGTGAGGTACGTGGACAAGTCAGAGATAAAGANCATTCACCATCGCCAGTGTTACTGGCTGATGAAATATATTTCAGAGGGGTTTAATGCCTCTCTATCGCTTATAATTTTTAACCACTAGATAAATAAAGGATATTTTAAATTATGACTATTTTACTTGGAATATTAATGGTGCTGACAATCGCTTCGTATGATCAAAGCGATTTTAAATACGTAGGGTATCACGAATGTAAACAGATAGGCACTGTACGGCCCGGAAAAGCCCGTGTATACCCCTTAAATATGGAAGGTAATCATTACATTTTATATAAACAAAAGAACCATGACGGTAGTTATACTGTTACTTGCGTAAACGAAACGCCTTCACAATAAATTATTTAATTTTTAACTTGTATATATATATAATGGGAATAAATTAAATAATTTATATATATATATTTTTTTTATTCCTATTATATTTTAAATAAGCCCGACGCAAAGGAGAGATAGCTATGACTAAACAAAGAGGTAAACAGAAAAGAAAAAGAATAGTACGGAGAAGTAAGGTTATGTTTGTTAAGGATAGCCCTTATAAACCTACGACAATACCTAATAAGATTAAAGAGAGTCTTAATAAGTACTGTAGAAATAAGGGTAGAGACATAGGGGTAGAGGAATATGTAGATGATAAGGACAGAGGAATATGTCTAGACATATCTTTATAGATATCTTTAAAGATATTCCTCTGCCCCTCTCTCCGTTCATCCTAGCACATCCCGACGAGCGAGTCAAGGGGTTGACAGAACTTTTTTTTTGTGGCACTCTAGCACGGCCCGACGAGAAAGGAGTCATCAGCGATGGTTGTAATCTTCAGCATCCAAGATAAGATCGATGCCTTGAAGCATGAGGTAGGTGTCTTGGAAGATAAATATAAATCAATGCAGCACGATGGAGGTAGATATAATACGGCTGCTGCTGTATTAAAAGAACGTATTAAAGAGTTAGAGTTTAACGAATCATTTAGAAAGTAGGAGTACATTTAATGACAGTCGAAATAAAAGTAACTTGTGATAAGTGTGAAACTAAATTTGAAGTGCATCATTTAGAGTGGACCCATATCTCTTGTTTAGAATGTGGATATGCTATACCAAATGAAACGCATATTAATGATGAGGATAGTTCCTAATGATGAAGCGATTAGACTGGCCTTTAATGGAAAACTCTATTGATGCTGACCAAAAGAATGCAATGATAGAATTTATAAAAGAAACAAATAAATTTACTAACGGGGAAAAGGTAAGAAACTTTGAAGAACAATGGGCAGCTTGGCAAGGAACTAACTATTCTTTATTTGTTAACTCAGGTGGCAGTGCCAATCTCCTGTTGTTAGATGCTATAGCTGATGCTTACTTTAGGAATAAGGATAGGACTTGGAAGACAGGTAAAGCACCTCGTGTTCTTGTTCCTGCTTGTACATGGGGTACAACCATAGCTCCTCTTATACAGGTAGGTTATGATATTGAATATTGTGATATTGATTTAGAAACCTATAGCTTCGATGAAGTACACATGAAGCGAATAAAACAAACACCATTACCCGGTAAGAGTTTCCCTCAAGATAATCCTATTGATATAGTTTGGATTACCCATCTCTTAGGTTCACCTTCTAACATTAATAATATCCGTAATATTTTTCCTGATGCTATGATCCTTGAAGATTGTTGTGAATCTCATGGAGCTACGTTTAAAGGACAGAAGGTAGGAACCTTTAGTCAAGGGTCTACCTTTAGTTTTTATTTTGGTCATCACCTGACAGCTATAGAAGGTGGCATGGTATGTACTAATAGCGAAACATTATATGATCTTATGCGTATGAAAAGATCACATGGGTTAGCTAGAGAAGCTACTCCTAATTCTTTTAATAAAATAAAACAAGAGTATCCTCATCTTGATGAGAGATTCTTATTCCCTACGGTAGGATATAATCTTAGGAATGTAGAGATTAATGCTGTAGTAGGTATGGAACAGTTAAAGCATCTTGATGATTGGATTAAATTAAGGAAGAGAAATCTTAAATACTTTAACGAGATACTATCACAGTACGGTGATGAATTTTTTAAAGTTAAAGAAGAAGGTAACTCTTCTTTTGCTTTGGCTTTTGTTTGTAAAGATGCTGAAAGAAAAAGACAATTAGAGGATCATCTATTTAATAAAGGTGTTGAGACTAGACCTTTCCTTGTAGGGAATATAACTAGGCAACCTTTTATTAATCATCCTCATCCTGAATCTTTTAGGAATGCAGAGTTTGTTCATAACAATGCTTTCTATATTGGTAACAATCAATTCATAACAGAGGATAAATTAGAACAGCTTAGTAAACATATAGCAGAGATTTATTAATATGTTTAAAGAACTATACTCAATTACCCCTGACTTCATGAATGAAAGGGAAAGGAATAAACTTATAGTTGATAACACTATTAATAATAAGTTTTCTATCCCAGCCAAGTCAGATCTGGGTAGGGATATCAAGACCGTAGCAAGGAAAGTTAATAAGGAATGTGATTGGTATTTTAATTTGGATCGAATTGAATCCATAAAAATTTCTTACATGCCGCCTATTAAATATCACCAACCAACCACTCTCTTAGAGGAACCAGTAAATAATATAGGTCATCAACAGAAACAACGTAAGTTAGTTTGCTTTGTTAAATTAAATGATGACTCAGAAAATGTAGGCGGTGGTGGATTAATTATTAAAACTAAACTAGGTACTCAAGAGTTAGGGAGTATGGGAGACTTGGTAATCATACCAACGTTTGTTCCATTTATGTTCTTAAATTATGGAGCAGATGCCAACGCAAGATTGATTTATTTAATGTGTATTATTAGAGGACTATCATTCCGATGACAAAAGATATAGACGAGCTACTAGAAATACCTAAGTTTCTAAAACGTAAACCAGCCCGTACTAAACGTGCTTCTGAATATATAGAAGAGATAAATAAATGGTGGATGCCTGATCTTAATCTGTATAAAGAACAACGTGAGAACAGAGAGGAAAGAAAGAAAGAAATTAAACAAGAGAAGTTATTAAAGAAGCAACGTAAGAAAAAGAAATTAGATGTAGAATCTTCTATCTTAGATATAATTCCTAGAGGATATAATACCTTTGGAAAGATACGTAAGTATATTAAAGAACTTGAAGACAAAGATATACGTAATGCTTTAAATAGATTAATAAATAAAAATAAAGTAATCAAAGTAACGAAGAGAATCTATGCACTTAATATTAAGTAAAGGATAAGTAATGAAAAATCCTACAGATGATTACTATGAAGAGTATATTCAACAGGCTAGTACTATTGAACACCTACGAAGAAATGTATATGAGTTACAAGAACAACTACAAGACCAATATAAATCTAAGAAAGAATTATTAAATATATTATTTGAGAAAGACCAAGCTTTTATTAATAATAATATTTCCAATTCAGAAAATCCTGATTGCACAGAAGAAAGACAATGGGGATTCTTTGACGTTTACTATCATGAAGAAGCAGAAAATTGGGATACTAAATTAAAACGATTGGTTGTCGAGGCTGGTAAAAAACTTTCCTTACAGAAGCATAACCTAAGAAGCGAGTACTGGTTTTGTGCAGAGGGGATAGCAGATGTTTCTATTTTTAGAGACACTGTAAACACTACAAAAAAAATTACCTTGACGCCGGGTCAGAGCTTGTGTATACCTACCAAAACTTGGCACCAACTCTGCAACAATACATCTAAACGTTTAGTTATTATTGAGATACAATATGGAGAACGTTGCGTTGAAGAAGATATAATTCGTATAGATAAGGAGTATTCAGAATGCCACTCTCAAGTGATGAGGTAAAAAAGGTAGAGATATACTGCCATGCAGTGTATGATTACAGTAGGAAGGTAGGTTCAGTACAAAGAAAGCAAGATGTAAAACGTTCAGGTAGGGAGATAAACTTACAAGGTCTTGCTGCTGAGTTTTGGTTTAAAAATAAATACAATCTTCCTTACTCGTTAGATATAACAATGGATTCTGTTAAACCTAGATCATATAAGAAAGATATAGATGTAAAGATAGATGATCTAGTATTAGAAATTAAACAAACAACTTACGATAGAGGTTGCTTGTTCATGCCTAATATAGATTGGCATGGTAAACATAGAGATTTACTAGCTGATGTTTATGTATTAGTAGTAGGACGTTTCCCTGATTATAATAAAGATTTATTTATTACTCGTGATAAGTTTATCAAGCTAAATTCTAATGAGAAGGATGAACTTACTCCTCGTATACATAAGCGTATAGGTAAAGTTGGTTACTTCTGTGAACAGTCTGATATGTACACAACTTTAGAGGAAGCTTTGAAATGGGGAACGTTATAAAAACACATCAGCCTTGTCCTGATTGTGGAAGTAGTGATGCGTTAACAATATACGAAGAGAATACATATTGTTTTTCTTGTGAAGCTTATAGAAAAATAGATGATGATAATGTAACTTATATAAAATCATATGAAGGAAACTCTAATCCAATGGCAGCTATACAACAAAAATTTGAGTCAGATAAATTAAGGTACGGTCCTATCATAGATCGAAAGATAGATGTAGATACTTGCAGAAAGTACAACGTTAAGTTAGGAAGTATCAAAGGTAAGGAGTGCCATGTCTATCCTTATTATGATAAAGATAATAACGATCATGTCGTAAATAAAATAAGAATAGTAGATACAAAAGAATTTTACTCTGAAGGTGAACGAGGTAAGAAGACTGCTTTGTTTGGTCAACATTTATTCTCAGAAGCTGGTAAATATATTACTATAACAGAGGGAGAAATAGATTGTCTCTCTGCTTATCAGATGATGGGAAGTAAATGGCCTTGTGTATCTGTAAGGAATGGTGCTGCTTCTGCTGCTGGTGAAATCAAACATAACTTAGATTACTTAAACACCTATGAAAATATAGTTCTTTGTTTTGATAACGATGATCCGGGCCGTAAAGCTACCAAAGAAATAGCTAATCTCTTAGAGCCGGGTAAATGTAAGATCATGTACCTATCTAAGAAAGATGCTAATGATTATCTTATCAAAGGACAGACACAAAAATTTGTTCAAGCTTTCTGGAATGCCAAGACTTATACACCAGAAGGTATCCTTTGTGGTACAGATATATACAACATCCTATTTACTGAAGAGCATGTAGAAAGTTATCCCTACCCTTGGGATAGTCTTAACAGTATGACTTATGGTATGAGGATGGGAGAGTTAGTACTTGTGACTGCTGGTAGTGGGATAGGAAAGTCCAGTGTTATGAGGGAGTTATCTCATTATCTAATGACAACGGCTGATCAAAAGGTAGGTTGTTTATTCCTTGAGGAATCAGTACGTACTACAAGTAACGCTATCTTATCCATTGAAGCTGATAAGAAGTTTCATATCCCTGCTTCCGATACTAATCCTTGGACAGAAGATGAACGTAAGCAAGCCTATGAAGACATGCATCAATTAAAGAATGCTATCTTCTGGAATCACTTTGGATCTACTAACTTAGATAACTTACTCAATCGTATCAGGTACATGGCAAAGGGATTGGATTGTAAATATATAATCTTAGATCATATCTCTATTATAATATATGACTTAGCTGATGAACGTAAAGCTATTGATGCAGCCATGTTAAAGTTACGTACTCTTGTACAAGAATTAAACATTCATCTCATGGTAGTCTGTCATCTTAGTAGACCTAGTGGTACTGGACATGAGGAAGGAGCAAGTGTATCTTTAAAAGAACTAAGAGGTTCGCATAGTCTTGCTCAACTACCTGATATGATCATAGCTTTGGAAAGAAATAACCAAGCTCTTAGTGAAGCAGAACGTAACAGAACTTTAGTTAGGATATTAAAGAATAGATTCTCTGGTGAGACAGGACCATCCACTATGTTCTACTGGACAAAAGAAACAGGAAGGTTGACAGAAGTACCGTTAGATGATAGTCTTCCTGATAACGCAAATGATGACGAGTTAGGAAGTCTTCATGATGATAGAGAATTTGATTAAGGATAAACAAGTTGTTATTATTGACATTGAAACTGATGGGTTTCTTGATACCGTTTCTACCATTTTCTGTGTAGTATGTAAGGAATATCCATCTGGAAAAGTACGTGTATTTAAAGGTGATGAATGCTATAATGAATTGCTAAGTTATATTAATAAAGACTTAGTACTGGTAGGTCATAATGTATTGTCTTATGATCTTAGAGTCTTTAGTAAGCTTCTTAAGTATCGGCATAGTGTTACTAATACTATTGATACGCTACTTCTATCACAACTATTCAACCCGATCATCGAAGGTGGACACTCACTCGCATCTTGGGGAACAAGATTAAAGTTCCCTAAGATGGAGTCTCCAAATTTTTCTTATCTCTCAGATGAGATGATTGAATACTGTATCAATGATGTTGAATTAACCTATAAAGTATTTGAATATTTATCCCAAGCCATGTCTAAATTTTCTGATGGTAGTATACAAAGAGAACATTCATTCAGATATCTTATAGATAATCAAGAGAAGCAAGGGTTTTATTTTAACTTACCGTATGCTACAGAATTTCTAGCTGTTCTTACTGATGAGCTAATTAATATTGAGAATGAATTGCAAGAAATTTTTCCACCTACGGTAATTGAATTAAAGACTAAAACAAAATACGAACCTTTTAATCCCGGCTCTAGGAAACAAATAGCAGAACGTCTAATAGAAAAAGGATGGGAACCTAAAGAGAGAACTAAGAAAGGTAATATAATAGTTAACGAAATAGTTTTGGAATCGGTAGAGATACCAGAGGCACAAAGCATTAAACGTTATTTATTATTACAGAAAAGAATATCCCAAATTAAATCTTGGATTAAGTTCTGTAATCCTAATACATCTAGGATACATGGAAGAGTTATGACTTTAGGAACTATCTCTACTCGTTGCAGTCATAATAATCCTAACGTTGCACAGACTCCTGCTGTATATTCTCCTCATGGATTGGAGTGCCGTACCTGTTGGACTGTGCCTGACACTAATCAATATAGTTTATTAGGTTGTGATGCTTCTCAATTAGAATTAAGAATACTAGCTCATTATATGAAAGATGAAAAATATATAGATGAGATTCTACATGGAGATATTCATACATCTAATCAACAGATGGCTGGTTTAGATAACCGTGAACAAAGTAAGAAGTTTATTTATGCTTTGATTTATGGGGCTGGTCCAGCTAAGATAGGAACTATAATAGGACAAACAACAGGGAAAGGAAAACTGATACGTGAAAAATTTTTAAGGAACGTCCCGTCCTTGCAGTCGTTGTTGACAACAGTGAATGACTGTGCTACAAGGACGGGGAAGCTACGAGGCTTGGATGGTAGATACCTAAGAGTACGTAGTTTACATGCCTCTTTGAATGTTCTTATTCAAGGTGGTGGAGCAATCGTTTGTAAAGAATGGTTAGTTCAGATTATGAAAGGCATACGGAAACAAAACATAGATGCAGTACCTGTCGCTAACATCCACGATGAAATTCAATTTGAAGTTCGTAAGGATCAAGCTGAACAGCTAGGACAGATAACTAAGCAAGCTATGAAATCTGTAGAAAATATACTTAATTTGAATTGTCCACTTGACAGCGATTACAAAGTCGGCTATACATGGGCTGACACTCACTAAAGAAACTAAACTTTATCATAAAACTTAATCATAATATATAAGGAGTTAATAAGTTATGGCAGTACTAAAAGGAAAAGGATATTGGGCAAAGTTGGATCGTGCCGTTAATTCTTTTGATCCTACTAAACCGCGTTGGTCCATCGATATTTCTTTAGATAAAGAAACTAAAGCTTATATCGAAGAGCTTGGTATTCCGGTCAAGAATAAAGGGGAAGATCATACACCTAGTGGTGACTTTGTAACTTTCCAAAAAGATAAGTTCCTTTCTAATGGGCAGGAACTACCCAAGCCTCGCTTAATAGATGCCAAGAAGAATGATATTTCTGGTACTCTTGTAGGTAACGGATCAATGGTAAAGGTATCCTTCTATCCAAAGGAATGGAAGTATGCTAATCGTCAAGGTGTACGAGGTGTTCTCAAGGACGTTCAACTCTTAGAACTTGTTGAGTATGTACCCAAAGACGAGTTTGAAGAGGAAGATGGTTACGTCTCTCCTAATCCTCTTCCATCAAAGATGGATGAAGCTTCAGAAAATTCTACTGATTTAGAATTTGACTAAGCTTTAAACCTTTAACCGAAAGGACTATACCCATGAACAAATTAAAAAATCTTGTGCCTGACTTAGAAGAAATGTTCTATGCCGGTAGACAACCTTCTGATGAAGACCTAGATGTATTTGCTCGTGATGTCCTTTCGGTTATAAAGGACTCATTCAAACCCAGAAATCTAACTTCAAAGGAAGCTTTACGATTCTCTAGTATAGGTAGACCTGATAGACAACTATGGTATACTTATAATAAACCAGACATAGCAGAAGAATTACATATGTCTACTCGTATTAAGTTTATGTATGGAGATTTAATTGAACAGTTATTAGTACTGTTAATTAAAACAGCAGGGTATGAAGTTACTGATAGGCAAGCTGAAGTTACAACAGATGGGATTAAAGGTCATACAGATGGGAGAATCGATGGTGTTCTCGTTGATTATAAGTCTGCTTCTCCTTTCTCATTTAATAAGTTTGTAACTGGACAAATATTTAACGATGATCCTTTTGGTTACATCGCACAACTATCTGGTTATGCAGATGGTGAGGATGAAGCTGCTTGGGTTGTAGCTAATAAAGTATCAGGACATATACACGTTCTAACTTTAGATTCTATGGAGATGATTAACTTTAAAGATAGAGTTAAAGAAGTTAAAAGTTTTGTAGAAGAAGATGCTCCACCTGATAAATGCTATAGTGATAAACCTGATGGTGAATCAGGTAACCGTAAGCTTGCTATTGGATGTATGTACTGTGACTACAAGGTAGACTGTTGGAAGGATGCTAACGACGGTAAAGGATTAAGGAAGTTTGATTATAAAAATNGTCCTAGATTCTTTACTAAGGTAGTTAAAGAACCTAATAAAAATATNCAAGAAGTTAAACTATGAGTTATAGAAGTAATGCTGAACAAGAATTTGCTAATGACTTAACAGGTAAAGGTGTACAGTTTCAATATGAAGAATTTAAATTACCTTATGTTATCTCTAAGCATTATAACCCTGATTTTTTTCTTATCGACTACGGTTTCTTTATAGAATATAAAGGATATTTTAAATCAGCGGATAGGAAAAAACATCTTTTAATTAAACAACAACATCCACANATTGATCTAAGATTTATATTTCANAATGCATCTAATAGATTAAATAAAAGATCAAGGACAACCTATGGAGATTGGTGCGATAGATATCAGTTTTTATGGGCAGAAGGTTCTATACCGAAACAATGGATAAGAAAAAAGAAAAAAATAAAAGTATAATTCATTATGAATATG